TCAGGAAGTTGGAGACTGGCATAATAAACTAGTCTCCAGGAATCCTGGATGGAATGATGTCCTTGGTAAAGCAGCAAAAGCACCTGGTTCTAGAGTAAAGAAAATTTAGTATGGCAAGAAGAAAAAGAGCATCTGCAGAGCAACCTATTGGGGTTGGACTCACGGCAAAGCAGATGAAGCGGAAGAAACCTCTCAGTCAGGAATATCTGGTTGAGATTGATCCATTGTCTGATAATCAAAAGCGTTTATTTGATTCATATAATGATGATAAGCATATTGTTGCTTATGGTTGTGCTGGTACTGGAAAGACCTTTATTACCCTCTACAACGCGCTTCGTGATGTTCTGAGTGAGAATACACCTTATGAACGTATTTACCTTGTGCGCTCTCTTGTAGCAACTAGAGAGATTGGTTTCCTTCCTGGATCTCATGAAGATAAGGCAGACATCTACCAAATTCCATATAAGAATATGGTGAAGTATATGTTCCAGATGCCTAGTGATGCAGACTTTGAAATGTTGTATGGAAACCTGAAATCACAGGAATCTATCAAGTTCTGGTCAACTTCATTCTTGCGCGGAACTACTCTTGATAACGCTATTGTTATTGTAGATGAGTTTCAGAATCTAAACTTCCACGAACTTGATAGTATTATCACTCGTGTTGGTGAAAATACCAAGATCTGTTTCTGTGGTGATGCACGACAATCTGACTTACAGAAAGACAAAGAAAAGAATGGTATCATTGATTTCTTAAGCATCTTGCGTAAAATGGACTCATTTGATATAATTGAGTTTGGGGTTGACGATATTGTTCGTTCTGGACTCGTCAAAGAATATATTATTGCAAAAATGGAATCTGGTTTTTGATGTTCAATCATGTTGATGTGAGTCTCCCTCAACTTGAGAGGGAGACAATTGATGGAGTGAGATATTACTCTGTTCCTGATGAAGAAGAACTCCTCCGACTGGTCTCCATCACTTCGGTGACCAGTCATTTTAATAAGGAGATCTTTGTAAAATGGCGAAAGAGAGTTGGTACTGAGGAAGCAGATCGTATCACGAAAAAGGCAACTAGTCGTGGTACAGATATGCATACTCTTACTGAACACTATTTGAAGAATGAAGACCTTCCAAAGGTTCAACCTATCTCTGACTTTCTGTTCAAGATTTCTAAAGAAAACTTGAATCGCATAAATAACATACACGCCCTTGAGGGTTCGCTATATAGTAAGCAATTAGGAATTGCTGGAACGGTAGATTGTATCGCTGAATATGACGGCGAGTTGGCTATAATCGACTTCAAGACTTCTAAAAAACCCAAACCCCGAGAGTGGATCGACCACTACTTCGTCCAGTGTATGGCTTATGGTTGTATGCTGTATGAACTGACTGGTATCTCAGTCAAAAAACTTGTAATTATTATGGCTTGCGAAAACGGAGAGTGTGTTGTTTATGAAGAACGAGACAAATCAAAGTACATCAAACTTCTCACAGAATACATTGGAAAGTTTGTTAGAGATAAATTGGAACTCTATGGAACCAAATAAAGAACTAGAAAAAGCAATCGAAAGTAAATTCTTGACCCCTTCCAAGTTTGCTCTGGAAATTGAGAAGATCGTTGTAGAAGAAAAACTCAACTACATTGATGCAATCGTACACTATTGCGAAATCAATGAACTTGAGGTAGACTCTGTAACGAAGCTTGTGTCTAAACCACTGAAAGAAAAACTGAAGTGGGATGCTACAAGACTCAATTTTATGAAGAGAACTTCGAGAGCGAAATTGCCTTTATGATCGTGACACCCTTTGAAACTTATCAACATTATTTGTCACTAAAAAATCATTTCACAAATCCCAAATACGACTTCTTCAAATACGGAGCAAAAACCCGTGCTAGTGTGACCTCTTTCAACAAGAGGAAAGACAAGTATTGGTTCGAGAAGACCTCTCGCAAATACTCTGATGAAGAGGTCGTTGATTTTTTGGTATCTAATTTTTCTGCCGCTGAGAACCCACAGAACTTATGGATTGGCGAAATTATCAATTCTGGAGAAAGGACATACGCCGAGTGGATGAAACGACGGCAGAGTTCGACCTACTTGTTCAAAGAACAAAGCAACGAATTACTATCGGAGAACGAATTGGAGAGTCTCTTCGACTGTTCCAAGGGTCATCCAAAGATTTTCAAAGCGTATCTAGGACAAAAACTTTCACTGGAAAACTTCGTAATCTGGGACAAAGTTTTGGGATTTTCAAAAAACTTCGATAAGAAGTTGACTGACCCTGTGTGGGAAACCGTCAGTCTCAAATTGAAAAAATATGGTCCCTTCATAAATATTGATGTATTCAAATATAAAAAGATATTGCGGGAACTGGTGCATGAGTGATTTTTTCGACTCCGAAATTATTCAGGAGGAATTGACTGAAATTAATAACCTTCAAGAGAAGATCTATGGATCTCTCTTTGGTTTTGGTATGATGCCTAAGGAAGAAAAACTTGAGCACATCGAAATACTTCAGGACTTGCTAGAAAAGCAAAGAGTGATGTATACTAGGTTATCTCTTTCAGACGACCCTAAAGCGGTTGAGATGAAAGAGAATCTCCGCAAGTCAGTCGCGATGATGGGTTTTCCCCCTGAAACCGACATGACCATGCTTTTTAATAGTATGAATGCAACCATCGAGGCACTCAAAAAATACGTTGACGCCTGACGGTTTTCTTGTTATACTATCCAAGCAAATCCAAACAATCCAACTCAATCCGAGGTAATCCAAATGTCTTTCGCAGACCTTAAAAAGCAATCCAAGCTGGGCTCCCTGACTCAAAAACTGGTCAAGGAAGTCGAAAAGATGAACAACAACGGTGGCGGTTCCGCTGATGACCGTTTCTGGAAACTGGAGTGTGATAAGAGCGGCAATGGTTATGCTGTTATCCGTTTCCTGCCTGCACCCGATAGCGAAGATCTTCCCTTCGTGAAACTGTACTCCCATGCCTTCCAAGGTCCTGGTGGTTGGTACATTGAGAACTCTCTCACCACTCTTGGTCAGAAAGATCCTGTGTCGGAGTACAACTCCATGCTGTGGAACAACGGCACTGACGCAGGTAAAGATGCTGCTCGTAAGCAGAAGCGTAAACTGACTTACATCAGCAACATCTATGTTGTGAAGGATCCTGCTAACCCTCAGAATGAAGGTCGTGTGATGCTGTACAAGTACGGCAAGAAGATCTTCGACAAACTCACTGCTGCTATGCAACCTGAGTTTGAGGATGAGGAAGCAATTGATCCCTTTGACTTCTGGCAGGGTGCTAACTTCAAACTGAAGGCAAAGAACGTTGCAGGTTATCGTAACTACGATTCTTCTGAGTTCGCTGCACAAAGCGCACTCTTGGACGACGATGACGCAATGGAAGCAATCTGGAAGAAGCAATCTTCTCTCCAAGAATTTGTTGCTGCCGACCAGTTCAAAGACTATGACGCACTGAAGACCCGCCTGGACTATGTTCTGGGTAACAAGGGCACTCCCCGTTTCCAAGATCAGGAAACTGTTGAGGCAGAAGAAGATTTCCGTTCTTCTAACCGTGGTACTGCTCCTGCAGTAACCTCCACCCCTGGTGACTTCAACGCAGAAGACATCGTTGCATCTAGTTCTTCTAATGATGACGACGACGCACTGTCCTACTTCGCAAAACTTGCTGAAGAGTGAAGTACAATCAGATCTGCCTCACCCTATTAGTGGTGGCGGCATATTTTAATCTCTTATTCAAGTGAAATCTGATTACCACATTGACCGCGTAAATAAGAGTGAAGCCGCAGAGTTACTTCTGCGGTTTCATTATCTAAAGGATATATCTAAAACTTTTAAATCTGGTTATAATTACGGTCTTTATAAAAACAACGAATTCTGTCCTCTGAATATTGGAGGCATCCAGGGAGTCTGTATTTTTACAGGTCTCCCTGTTCCTGAAATAGCAAAAGGAGCATTTGGTCTAGAGAGGAATGAGCAAGAAGGGTTATTTGAACTTTCACGACTTTGCATCCATCCTGATACTCAGCAAGAAGAGTACAACATTACTTCTTGGTTTGTTAGCAGGGCGATTAAAAGACTTAGAAAAGAAACAAAAGTCAGAGCAATCATTTCATACGCTGATAGCGAGCATCATGGTGGCACAATCTATCGCGCTTGTAACTTTAAGTATTGTGGTCTATCAGATGCAAAAAAAGACTTCTTCTTTTCAGATGGTACCAAACACTCAAGAGGAAAGATTGGTGACTCCGAAGGTGAATGGAGAGACAGATCCCGCAAACACCGATACGTTATGATTTTCGATAAGAGTTTAGAACTCTTATGGTCCAATAAGTCTAGTGTTCTCAGTAGTCAGTAGTTTACCATTGACTGTCTGAGAACTTTCTTTATAGTTCATCAATTCTCTCATATCATTCAAGAACTGTTGAAGATAGATCGGTTTCATTACTTCAATCCTTCTCTTGCTTTCATTCAGTTGCGTTTCATACTCATAATTAGAAACACCAGTTACAGGATTGATATCACTATTGACTGATCTATAATCAATGTTGTCTGACTGTGGTCTTACACCAACGTAGAAGTTAGTTGCAGAAGCATCATAAGGTGTAGGAATTGTAAAATTCTGATCAACTCTCTGACCAGCAGGTAAAATCAATCTTCCTTTATTATCTCTTACTTCTATTGTCTCATAATGATGAATGGCATTCAGATCTGTACCATACTTTGCTTCAACATAACGATATAAGTCATAGTTGCTCAGTGGCCAATCGTTTCTAATATTTGTGATGCCAGCAGTTAATATAATAATCCAATCACGCTCTGAGGTACCATATAATCTTTCCGCCATTGTATCGGGTCTTTCACCATCACGAATAGTGTACTTGTTGAAAAATTGCACATTATCCTGAATCCAATCTTGAATCTTTACTCTACGGAATATGTTCTTGATTCGAATATATTCCTGAGAAGAAACCTTGTGTAATAAATTTGACTGATATAAAATATCAGGTAGTTCTCTAAAGTAAGACATCAGTAACCAACTCCTCCTACAGTATAGTCACCATCTTGTGCCGCAGCATCATCATAATCTTCC